GTGCGCATGGCACGTGTTAGTAACCCCAGCAATCAAGACAACTGGGAAACCGGACCAGGGCTGCTTAAATACCTTGTTAAGCACAAGCACTGGTCGCCATTTGAGATGGCCAACATGTGCGTTCAAATAGACACCGAACGTGACATTGCTGCGCAAATACTGCGGCACCGGTCCTTTTCGTTCCAGGAGTTTTCTACTCGCTACAGCAAGACCGCACCAGCCGAAGTACCTTATTTTCGGCGACAGGATTTTAAAAATCGGCAGAACAGCATTAGTGACCTACACCCAAAACATCAGGAAGACTTCCAAGCAGGTGCTGGTCGCATCATTGCTGATGCCTTTCTGTTTTATGACACCCTATTGGAACGGGGCGTTGCCAAGGAGACGGCTAGACGTATCCTGCCACTCTGTACTCCTACTACCCTTTACATGCAAGGGACACTAAGGTCTTGGGTGCATTACATCCAATTACGGGCGGATAACGATACACAGTTGGAGCACCGGCAAGTTGCTTTTCAGTGTGCAGCTGTGTTTAAAAAGTGCTTTCCGACGGTGTACCAGGCCGTTTTTCCTACACTGAACCTATGAAAGTTATCTTTTTGAACTGGTTCGAGCGCATGGCTCTTCACGTACTGGTGCGTAGTCCGCGTATTGGTATGCTTGCTGTCAAAGAAAAAGATGGGCCGTTGCTTTTTATTGCTAATGATCCTTTTGATCAAATGCCCATTGGCGATAGTAATCCAGTGGCAAATCAGTTAGAACGCATATACCGCAACTCGTCTAACGGACCGGGGTATGGTCAAGATTCGAGTCTTACATGAACAGTGGTTTATAGTCTGCACTTCAGGCGGCGGTTTATGCGTAGAGACGACTAACGAACAAAAAGCACGTACCATTGCAGACGTGCTTCACTGCTCCGTCCATTCGGAAATGCGGGCTTCGCGGGCTTCGTTCCAGTAGTCACGTTCTCTGTACCAGTCTTTCCAGTCGTGGCCTGATTTGTGGCTATTGCAGGAAAAGCAGCACCCCACTAGGTTTCGCTGCTCTGTTATACCTCCTTTCCATTTTGGGACTACATGATCTAGCGTTGCATTCTTGCCCAATGGTTCAGCGCAATAGGCGCAGCAGTAGTTCCATTGCTGCAGGATATGGTCACGAAAACGCACTTTGGCCTTTTTACGGGATACCAGCTCAGTCCCGTCAATCTGGTGGTCCACTACCACCGCTCAATAGACTGCAACACCACATTTGACTTGCAGCTACTTGTATGGTAACTCCGGCAACAACTACGGTGTTGACCATATGTGGCCTTCTTTTATGCGACGACGGCGCAAGCCCTCTTCAAAATGCGAACCAGGGTTACGATAAAGTAATAAAGCATCAGGTACTTGGTTCCATTCGTGGTTGTCTAATACGCGGCTAATTGTCCTGAACCCTGGCAAACCGTAGAAGTACGCTCCAAGATTAAAGGCAAAGCTAATTAAGGCTGATTTTTGGTTGGAACTCATATCTTTCCAAAACGGTATGTCGGCTTCAAGAATTTCTGCGGTGCGCTCTATTTCTAGGTTCAACATTTCTTCTGCCCTTTGCTGGCTAATACTTTCGCCAAGCCTTACGCTTTGGCCTTCGGGATACCGGGTGTTTCCGTAACCAATTGTTGGCACATTTGCTGGGCACAAATATGAAGTTAAATGACAGCCTTCAAACTCTTTGATAAGTTCCACCGCCGCGCCGTACCTTTTATCATTTACAGCCGAAATCCATGTTCCGTACCAGGGCTGGTCACGGTTGAGGATGTCTGGCTGTACTTTTAAAATTTCGGCTTCAAGTTCTACTAGCGCAGCACTCTGATGCGGCAGTTTCCGGTAGTAACGGAATAGGTCATTCAGGTGGACCGGGGTGTTTGGGCTCATGCCATGGTGCGCGAAGGTGCAGGTCGTCAAGGCGCTGTGGAGGTGGTACTGCGACAGGCTGGGTTGCGTGCCAGTCCTCTTCAGCTTGGTCTAGTTTTTTGGGCAGTGTTGCATAAAACTTACGGCCCTGGATGGCCCTGTTGGCTTTGCTCCACATGGAACGGGTGCTGAACAAAACAATCCAGCGCCCGTCAGGTGGTATCAGCCCTTTTTTCCGGGTTTAATGCTTCGGATTGCAGTAAACAGAAACTGGATAAGGCTGTTGTCCTTCAGTTTGCTCATGCCGATTAGCTCGGATGCAGCGGCGACGACAACCCAAAAAGCGGGGTGACCAAGAATTTCTTCGATGTTCATGGTGTTCAGGATTTTGTCTAATACTAGCCTTGTGGGCTTTTGTACTCCAGAACGGTGATGCGGTTTGCGTGGTCGTTAAGGCGTTCGTAGATTTCGCGGCGGTCAGCAGTAGCCTGAACTTTTTCGGCCTTCATGTCTTGGTGTAGATCTTCAAGCTTGGTTGCGATGGATTCAACGCCAGCCGTGAGGCGAATAACCGCTTCACGACTTTCGCTGGTTCGTCTAGTAAAACCAGAAACGCTCATCCCGGCAATGCCAAGAGACGCGCCTAGGATCGCAGCGTAAATTTCAATCACGAATCCTAGCCTTGTTACTTCAAGTCTAAAGGATCTGGTAGACCAGACAAGATGGCCACTGCGCGTTTGTAAAATTCGCAGTCGGTCTTGTTGGCTCTTTCTAAAGCCTCCTTCACACGTTTCCAATTTTCAAACGTGTGGCGGTCCATTGATCAAACTTCTTTTATTTCTCTAATTGAAGCTAGCCATGCATCACTGCCGGTCGTAGTCCATGAACCCCACGAATAATTACCTGCTGTTGAGATCAGCTGATACGCAAATCCTATGGACCCTCTGGGAGAATTTACGTCTTCAGCGATCAAAGTGGTGCCAGTAGGACCGGCCATAGGAGAAGCATCGTCGTCATCTACCATTGCTGCAAGGAGTGGAAAAGAATCAGCCGCAAGTGAAACACTTGTATTGTTGTGAGTAGGAGTGCCTGAAAAACCATAGCTAGAGGTCACAACTGGTAGTGTGCCATAGGACCCTGTTTGATTTGGGGATCGAATAGCTACGGCTATTCCGTAATCTGGTTGACTGCCTGAAATTGTAAAAGAAAGCGTTGACGACGCTGAGCTATAAACTGACTTGCTAGTCATGAAACCAATACTGTTAAAGCTTCCTTGTCCTAAAGTTGTGAAATTACCATCATTTACAGTACCTGGCGTAACAGAATCTGCGCCAATCTGCACAAAAATAAGATCATTTTGCTGTAGATTGTTTAAAGTGAACGTTGACCCGTCAGCTGCATACCTATGAAAGTCAACAACTGTCCACCCTCCCGGTGCTTGGCTTTGGGCAAATAAAGCTTGTTGGATGCCCATTATGTTAAACCTGCTCCGCTAATCACAAACTCATTTGAGGCAACACAAAGCACAGTCACGAGCCCGTATTGTGCCAGCGTTCGGTTTCCTGTTGTCGCAGTCCCTGCAAGGCGTAAAGTTACACTTGCAGCCTGTGTAATTGTCTGATTACTTGAGCTGTCATTGTAAATACTGACCACATTTCCAGCACTAAATACACCGCTTGGAACGGTTACTCCGCCGGTCGTTATGTTGATGTGTTTCCCGTTATCGCCTAGGACAAGGGTATAAGCAGCTGTTTTTGAGTTCTGAGGAATATCAGCTGACGCAATTTCAACAACGGCCCCGCCATCTGTTTTTGTAAACAGGCCTCCATCTGTAGTGTTGACAAGCAACTCCGCTGTACTTGCGAAATCGCCAGCGGCAGGGTCGCTAGTGCCCCTTTTGTGCCGAATTGGAATAGCCATTTTTAGAACGTGCCTCCATCAATGGAAAAGCCTGACACGGCTCCGTTTTCAAAAAACGTGACCAAGTCACTTAGGGCAACTTGCACCATTGTGCCACCGTCATTGGTAACTAGTCTATCAGCAGCTGCCAACGTTGTTGAGGTTGCCGCCGTTCCACCACCCAAAATGTTGAGTTCTGCTGTGGTGACTAGCGCTCCATCTAAGATTGCAACTTCGGTGCCACTCAACGCAGCAAGGTTTGTCGCGGTTGACGCAGACATCCCCGCAAGAGCAGTTAACTGCGTGTCTGAAGCCTGTTTCGCGTCTAATTGTGTCTGAATACTTGATGTGACACCGTCAACGTAGTTAAGTTCTGTAGTGGTTAAAGTCGCTCCATCTAAAATTGCAACCTCTGTCGAGGTCAATGCTGCCAAGCTGGTGGCAGTGCCTGCCGCCATCCCAGCAAGGGTAGTCAACTCAGCATCAGACGCTTGCTTTGCGTTTAACTGAGTCTGAATGTTTGACGTAACTCCATCAACATAATTTAATTCAGTTGTTGTTGCTGTTACTCCGTCAAGCTTGTTTAGCTCTGTTGTTGTGACAGTTGCGCCGTCTAAAATTGCAACCTCTGTTGAGCTTAGCGCCGCTAAATTAGTCGCGGTTCCTGCTGACATTCCCGCCAAGGTAGTCAATTCAGCATCAGAAGCTTGTTTTGCGTTTAGCTGGGATTGAATGCTAGAAGTGACTCCATCGACGTAGTTCAGCTCTGTTGTCGTTAGTGTTGCTCCATCTAAAATCTGGACTTCTGCGTCAGTTAAAAGAGCCAAACTATTGGCAGTAGCTGCCGCCATTCCAGCCAAAGTGGTTAGCTGCGCGTCGCTCGTTTGTTTTCCGTCTAGTTGAGTTTGTATGTTAGATGTAACCCCATCAACGTAGTTAAGCTCAGCTGCTGTTACCGTTGCTCCGTCAAGAATGGCTACCTCTGCTGAAGTTAGTGCCGCCAAACTGGTGGCAGTAGCTGCGGGCATGGCCGCAAGAGTGCTTAATTGAGGATCAGAAGCTTGCTTCCCATCAAGCTGTGTCTGAATGTCTGACGTGACTCCATCAACATAGTTCAACTCAGCTGTTGTTAGTGTTGCTCCGTGAAGAATATTGAGCTCTGCGGTAGTAACTGTCGCTCCATCTAGGACATCAACTTCTGTGTTGGTAAGTGCCGCCAAGCTAGTGGCAGTGTCCGCAGACATACCTGCAAGGGCAGTCAGCTGCGGGTCAGTAGCCTGTTTGGCATTGAGCTGTGTCTGAATGTTTGACGTAACGCCGTCAACGTAATTCAACTCAGTTGTTGTTAGTGTTGCGCCATCTAAAATTGAAGCTTCTGCTGCGCTAAGTGCCGCCAAATTAGTGGCAGTGCCTGACGCCATCCCTGCCAAGATGGTCAATTCAGCATCACTTGCTTGCTTTGCATCAAGCTGAGTTTGAATACTAGATGTAACGCCGTCAACGTAATTCAACTCAGCTGTCGTTACTGTTGCTCCGTCTAAAATTGCAACTTCGGTACTTGTTAATGCAGCAAGAGCCGTTGCGGCTCCTGTCTGCATTCCCGAAAGAGCCGTTAAATCAGCGTCATAGGCTTGAACATTGCTTCCAATAGCAACGCCCAAAGCTGTCCTAGCGGCACCCGCAGTGGTTGCGCCTGTTCCGCCATCACCAATGGCCAGTGTTCCAGTGATGGCACTTGCGCCTAAATCAACTGCTAATTCGGTCGATTCAATAACACAGCCGCCATTGGCTTTTAAGTCAACGCTGACAGCAGAACCCGTTACGTCGATTCCATCGCCAGCAGTTACGGAACTGCCAGAACCGCCAGAACTTACCCAAGCGCTACCGTTCCAAACCTTAAGCTCTGCTGGGCTAAGACTTGTATCAAGCCATTGCTCACCCGTAGAATTTCCGGTGCTGCCGCCAGTCGCTGGGCTTGCATTTGGGGCTGTTGTGCCAACATGCACAGGGCCTACTTTTACAAGGGCCGTACCAGCGGAGTCCTTGAAAAATAAACCGGGGCTCGCAACATTGGTATTGATCGCAATCTGACCATCAGCCAAGCTTGTGGTGGGACGCTTGCTGTCAATGTTGCTGCGGATGTGCTTATAGGTGGCCATGCCTTAACTCCTTTGCCGGACGGCGTTACCAGACCATTCTAGTATTGGCCTTCGTCTATCTCCACATCGTATTCAGCAATAATTTCAGTCAGATTTTTATACTGCACGTAATAGTCGGCATTGCTTACCTTGACCAGCAATTCACCGATCTTGCCGCCTTGCGGCAGGTATTCACCGTTATAAGTAAAGTTTGCCATTAATACGAGCCTTCATCAACAACCCCCACGGCCATTGCGCCCGTGCTGTTGTCAACAGTCACCTCAGTGCTTTCAAGCACAATTCCTTTAACTGCAAGCGTTGCGATTTGGGTTCGGCCCCACAGCGCGCCAATGGCTGCTCCGGCATCTGCAACACCAGTAAACGCAGGCGTTAAACCTGTGCCGTCATAAGTGACGCTTCCTGCGTCAATGACGCTGATGCCTGCGCCGACAAGATTTACATGGGTCCAGGTGGTTCCAGACCCTGGGCTTAAAATCCAGTCACCAACGTCCAGTGCAACAGCGGGCGCGGGATTTGTACCCGTTCCAGCAGTGGTAACAAGTAGATAAACACCAGAACTTGCCGAGGTTGGTGCGACTAACGCAGACCCAACAGTCAAACCAGCTTCTGAGCCGTAGTTATTTAGGCTTGCAATTGTGTTTGCGTTGGCGTCATACGTGCCACCAAAACGCAGGTTTGCTGCCGCTCCAAACTCATTGTTTAGCGGTAAATAGTACCCTTCAGGTGGGTCAACTTGACCGACCCAAACATAAGCTGTGCGGTCTGTAGGGTTGACCCAAAGCTGGCCTGCAAATTCTGGAGTTGGCTGGCTACTGCTGATCTTGGCAATACCGTAATCAGCAAGCTGTGATGCTGTAACGCTATTTGCAGCAAGGAATCCTGACCCAAACGTTCCACTGGTTATTTTCCCTGCATCAAGATCGGGAATATCTGATGCTTGTAGAGCACTGCCTGTGGTTACAACACCTTTAGCGTTGACAACAACTTTGGGATAAGTGCCAGCGGTTACGCCAGAGTTGCCCAACGCAAGCGCACCACTGACATCAACCGTTATGTCTGGGCCAGGTGCTTTTACACCGCCGACTGTGCTGCTAGTAGCAAGCGGGATTCCAGCAACTGGAACAACATCGGTGACGCTAATAATGCTGCCGTGCTCGTCGTATTCAATGCCGCGTTTTGTGGCAGCCGTAATTGAGTTAGCAATAGAAGCCGCACCAGCACCGTCAACAGTTAACCCGCCAGCCGCAGGAACTGAAATGGCGCCGGGTGTGGTGGCTGTCGCAACAGGTAAATCAGCTGACGGAATTGACCCTGTTGCTGCAGTGATCAGTCCCGTGCCGTCCCAAGTAATTCCGGCCTGCGTGCTAGCCGTGACGACATTTGCAATCCCAATGCTGCCGGTGCTTTGGTTTAAGCCTCGATCAGTGACGGTTCCCAAAGCTGTGTTTGGAACGGTACTGGCGCTCAGCTTTGCCCCGTTGATAAAATTGTTTATCTTGGCGTCAGTAACTGCGCCGTCTTGAATCTTGTCTGTTAATACGGAATCTGTGCCTAATTGACTGCTAGCAACTGTACCCGCTGTAAGTTTTCCGCCATCAAGTCCTGAGGCTAACTTGACATCTGTAATCGCGGAATCAATTACAGCTGCAGTGTCTACGCTGTTATCAGCTAGCTCCGAAGAGCCGATTGCATTTGCTGCAATTTGAGTGGCTGTGACAGAACCTGCATTAAGTTTTGCTCCATCAAGGTCAGTAATCTTAGCGTCGCCAATAGTTGCGTCAATAAGCTTGCTGCCGTTGATTCCTGGTGCAAGCTTGGCGTTTGTAACAGCAGAATCTTGTATTGCTGCAGTGTCTACTGATGAATCGGCAAGTTCAGACGAACCAACACTATTTGCCGCTAATTCAGTTGCTGTAACTGAGTCCGCTGCAAGTTGCGTCGTGCCTACAGAATTTGCCGTTAATTTTGCGCCATCAAGGCCGATAATCTTGGCGTCACCGATTGAAGCGTCAGTTAGCTTGGCGCCGCTTATGCCTGAGACAAGCTTGACAGCCGTTATTGAATCATCAGCAATTTTTGCTCCGCTTATATCGGCTATTTTTACGTCTGAAATAGACCCATTAGTTAGCTTGGCTCCGTCAATTCCGCTTGCTAATTTAATGTCGGTTATGGCTGCGTCTTGAACGGTTGCAGTGCTTACCGATAGATCAATAAGTTCAGAGGACCCAACGCTGTTCGCCGTTAATTCAGTTGATGTAACTGAGTCCGCTGCAAGCTGCGCTGTATCTACGGAGTTAGCAGTTAATTTACTTCCGTCAAGGCTGATAATTTTAGCGTCGCTAACGGTTGCGTCGGTGAGTTTGCTGCCGCTAATTCCTGAGGCTAGCTTGGCATCTGTAATTGCAGAATCAATTACAGCAGCAGTGTCTACTGATGCGTCGGAAAGTTCAGACAACCCAACACTGTTAGCCGCTAGCTCAACTGACGTGACTGAATTTGCTGCAAGCTGCGCTGTGTCTACGGAATCTGCAGTTAATTTTGCCCCATCGAGACCAGTAATCTTGGCGTCACTAACGGTTCCGTCCGTAAGTTTTGTTCCACTAATACCGGTCACAATTTTTAAGTCTGTTACTGCTGCGGTTTGAATAGCAGCAGTATCTACAGACAAACTGGCAAGTTCAGATGCAGTAACACTGTTAGCTGCTAGCTGAGTAGAGGTTATTGATGCGGCAAGTATTTTGGCGCCATCAATATTGATGCCTATCTTAACGTTGGTGATTGCTCCGTCTACGACAGCAGCGGTATCAACAGCATTGTCAGCTAACTCTGTCGCCGTAACTGCGTCGGTTCCTAGCTGGTCTGCAGTAACAGTTCCGGTAAGTATCTTTGCGCCGTCTACGTCAACAATTTTTGCATCGCCAACCGACAAGGCAAGGATCTTGGTTCCGTCAATGCCCCCGGCTAGCTTGATGTTGGTGACCGCTCCATCTTGAATAGCTGCCGTATCAACAGCTAAATTGGCCAGTTCACTACTGCCAATTGCGTTTGACGCAATCTGGCTTGCTGTGACCGAGTTTGCTACTAATTTCGTCCCAATCAGGCTGGTAATTTTGTCGCCTGAAATTGTGTCGTCAGGAATAAACGTGACGCCATAAGTCGATAAGTCTGCAACTGTTAGCTTCTTTGTCTCAGAAGCTGAGATGTCTGCTATTGCGATAGGGTCAGTGCCCTGCAGGTCAGAACCTGCTAATTGCGGCAGCCCGGAAATTTCTAGATCAGGCATTCAGGTTCTGTACTCGTACCACCAGTCTAAGGGCTGCTACTCGCTTTCTTCCTGTAGCAAAGCGCCGCTCTGATTGCTTTCCAACAGAATTTTGTTTGCGTCCTCTTGAAGGATGTAAGTCAGTGATGAGTCTTGACGAAGCGTGATCAGGCCAGTCGTCACAAAATCAACCTCAGTTGTAATTGCTTCGGTAGGTTCGACAGACACTTGCACGCTACTAACGATACAATCGCATTCGTACCAGACTGAAGAATTTTCTTGCTCGTTTTTGTAGATATAGAATTTGCCCCTGAATCTTGCGCCCTGCTGCAGCCGCAGGACTAAACGCGCTAGGTAGACCGAAAATTCAAGCGTTTCAGAGGTGCCTGTTTGGTGCTCCCAGAAACAAGACATCCGGCCTTGTCCACTGATCAACCCGGCCTCATATTGGCTTTGAAATTCTTGAGACAGGGATGTGGTTTGCACTAGATCCCTGCTTGTGGTCATGTCGAAGCTCTTGACTTGAGCGACGCACTTAAACAGGTCGGTTCGTGTCGTTATTTTGATTGCTCTTGTAACGCTAGGCGCAACCAACGCCAATGCATTAGAAATGCCGCCTGCCAACGCAAAAGCAAAAGTGCTGTAAAGCCTTATGCCGCCAACTTCGTCAACGTGAACATAGCCTGTCCAGTCCGGGTAGCTATGGCCACTAACCAGTTCTAGTGTCTGGCCGGTCTCAACTGCAATCGTGATAAGGTCGCCAGTAATTAACGCCCCAAGCGCAAAATCTACGCTAAAGCGTTTGCGGCCCACATTGACATCAGACGGAGCCAGCTCACTGCGAAGCCCGCGACCTGTTTCAACACGTTGAAGCTCGACTTCGCCTTCATTGCCTAAATAAACAGACATCGATCACAAGCTATTTTGAACAGCAGCGCCGTCAGCTTCAAAACTAATGTCAACGGATACGACTTCGCCCACAGAGCAAGTCATGCTCGCGTTAGTGATGTAAGCCGGAATCGTGATGGTGCTTCCATCAACTTCAAGCTTGAACGTCACTTGAGTGGACTCAGCATTAGTGCCATCACCAAGGCTCGTGCCAGTCTTTACAATCTTGTCGATTAGGCTTGACGCTGTCGAACTACTGCCGTAATAGTGAAGGCTGCATGAGCCAGTGGTTGAACGGGTGCTAGGAATAACAGTCCTGTCAGTGTCGGAAAGTGACGTGGTGTCTAAAACAGTCTGTGCCACAGACCATGTCCAGTTCTTTACTTGCCCCACCAGCGTTGTAGCGGAAACCGCTGAACCAAAATAAAGTTTTCCGTTGATGCCGCTAGAGAAGGCCATTGCGGGTAAAAGATCGTGTCTCTAGTCTAAACGCCATCGAGGAAAGCAGTAAAGATGCAAGACACATCGCAGCGATTGCGGAATTTATAGGTGACTGTTGGCGGCTCCTTGAAGCGCCATTTCAACGGTGAGCCTTCTTTCATTCGTGACTGCATCCCGGTGCTAGCTGCGTCCATAGCTTGAGTATTATTAAAATCCACATAATCCCATACACCGTTTGCCTCTTCATAAACACCAATGATGGTG